GAAGCAAACATTAGGAATTGTGTTGCAGATAGTAGCGAACCTAAATCTATACAAGAGATATTTGAACATGGTGTTTATGTAGAGGGTGCTAAGAAAGGTGCTGATAGTGTTAGAATGAGTATTAATCTATTAAAGCAGTACAAACTAAACATAACCAATACAAGCACTAATCTATTGAGAGAGATATCCGGATACAAATGGAAACAGAAAAACGGAGAACCACTTAATGAGGTTGTAGATTTCAATAACCATGCTATTGATGCATTGAGATATGTGGCATTAAACTTCCTAAGTAATGAGTTTGGCAAATACTCATTTATTTAATACACTTTTCATTTTTTACCTATTTATATAAAATACAACTTATGACTTGGAACGATGTTTCAGTATATCAATTTCAACAAATACAATCCATCAGTAACGAAGATGGCTTTGATGCTTCATGCAAACTTGTCGGAATTTTATTTAATTTAACCGATAGGCAAGTAGATATGCTTCCTATTAAAGAGTTTAATAGATTATTGGAACAGACAAAGTTTTTAGAAACTCCTATGGTATCTAAAACTCCTAAGTACATAAAAGTAAAAGGAAATATTTATAGGTTTGTACCGGATATAAGAGAGATTAGAATAGGTGGAACCGGAAGATATATTACTGCTAAGCATTTCCAAAAAGATGTTATTGCTAATATACATAGATTAGTCGCTACTATGATTATACCTCAAAAGAAAGGTTGGTTCGGATTGAAAGATGATGAGTACAATGCACAAGACCATGACAAGTATGCTGATGATATGCTATTCTCTAAGATAACAGATGTGCATGGCATGTTGGTTTTTTTTTGCAAAGTATACATGACTTGGATAGAAACTTCAAAGGGCTCTTTGATACAAGCATTGATGAAGAAGCAGAAGATGAACCAATATCAAGCAGAGATATTTCTGAGAGATTTATGGGAGTTTATGGATGGATATACCAAGCCACAATTGTAGCAGAACATGAAAGGATTGAATTAGATAAGGTTTATGATATGCCGGCTATACAATTCTTAAATGACTTAGCATATTTAAAAGCATACAGAGATTACGAAAGACAGCAGATAAAGAATTATAAATAATGAGTAAAGCACAAGGCGAATTTATAACATCCGGTTTATTCTCTCAATTAGGAGAGGCACAATCTGACTTTGTTGTTTCCGGCAACATGACAAGATTGGAAAAGGTGTTATCTACCTATGCAGTTAAAGTTATTAAGGAAGCACAAAAGAATTTAAAGAAAAGTAATTCAATAGATACCGGTGCTTTGAATAAAGTAATATTTGAAGTACAACAAGATGGCACAAAGTACAATGTAGTTATAGGATACTATGCAAATAGTCCGGCAAGTAAATACTTTGATTATGTCAATAAAGGTGTTAAAGGATTAGAGGGAAATCAAAATACTCCATATAAGTTTAAAACAAGATATGCGAGTAAGAAGATGATTACTGCTATACTTAAATGGATTAGGAGAAATGGTATAAAGCCAACCGAAACTAAAAAGTTAAGTGCATTAGAGAGAAAGAAAAAATCAATCAGAGCAATGGTTGAGCAATCAAAAGGAGTTAAGATTGGTAATAGATTGACAACAGATGTTGGATTGGCTACTGCTATTTCAAGAAACATAAAGAAAAAGGGTTTGAAATCTACACACTACTTAGATGATGCGATGAAGCTATTTAACACGAATGACTTTAAGAACAAAGTACAAAACATAGTAAAACAAGAAATTAATATATCAATCCAATCTACTTGGGTAAACAGAAAATAATATGGCATTAACAATTTTACAAGGCGGTTATTCAATTACAGACATGAGGTCATTATTCAGACCTTTAATTCATGTAATGGGAGAAGATAGTTTAACATCATTGCCTTATGGCATCAATAGGTATATCTTTGACATATATGTTGGAGGTAACTTTGTGGTAAGAGAAATGAAAGCACCTAATATTGTGAGCAGTCAATTCATATATCAATATATAGATGCAAGTAAAATAATTTCAAACTATGCGAAAGCTAATATTCAAGATGTGTATAACATTCCTTTTATTGAGTATGAAATTCAATATGGATATGAAGATGTTAATGGAACCATATATACCAATGTATTAAGTGATACAAGTTATGGTTGGTATGGATACCCATCTTTCAGTAAAGAAGATATGTTAGATGATATAGGTGCTATAAGCAATACCTATGGTGGTACTTATGTTTCTACAAATAGAAGTAGAGTAATACAGATGTATGGGAATTACAGAGTATTTATACCTTTATTTAGACCTCAATTGTATAATGGTTCTAATTTAAATTATGTGTATGATGGAAATTTTAATATAATAGCAAATAGTTTAACCGGATATGGTATATACCATCATGAAGTAACAGAAAGTTTATTTAATTGGGCATTACCATCTAATGACCAAAACTTTGAATATGATTGCGATGGCGACCCAATAATTAATATGCCGGATAGTAGAGTTTACTTCACAGATGTATGTACAAAGAATAATCCGGTAATGGTTACTTTTTTAAATTCATTAGGTGGTTATGAAAGTTTCTTATTTAGTGGAGTAAACAGAAAGCAAACAAGCATAGAGAGAAATTCATATACAAAAGATGGATTAATAACATATAAAAATTATAGTACATCTCCTCCTCCTTTTGGCTCATCACAAGTAAGCCTATATAGATACTATAATGATTATGGTGGAGAGAGCAAAGTAAATTACAATAATGTAATGACACATAAAATGAAGTTAATATCAGATTATATTAGTGAGATTGACTTTGTATGGTTAAGAGAATTATTAGCATCTCCAAGTGTATATATTCAGATTGATAATAGCAATGTAATGATACCGGCTACTATTACTACTTCTGATTGGATAGAAAAATTCAATGGTGTAGATAAAGTATTTAATATGGAGATTGAAATTGAATTAGGTACTCAACAAACACAATTAAGATAATGAGAACAAAGATAATAGTTGAAGGATTTGAATTGGATATAACTAACGATATTAGTTGTGAGTTAAGTTATGTAATAGATGATGTTAAAGATTTTGGCAGTAAGAATACAAGTTATTCTAAAACTATATCTATTCAAGGTACACAGAGGAATAATAAGATATTTAATCATTTAAGTGAATTAGGTAGATTTATTGCAGTGGAGAATGTAAATGTACTTGCACCAAATGTAGAGAATAACTATATACCATCAATAGGTAGTGAATGTATTGTACTTGTAGATAGTATACAAGTATTTAAAGGTAAACTAAGAGTATTGGAGGTTGTAAAAAAGAACGATAATATAGTTTATGAGTGTGCAGTATTTGGAGAATTAGGTGGCTTCTATTATGAATTAAGTAAAGGTGTATCGGTAGATGATAATTCAAATTCAGCTAAGAATACCGGTACTAAATTATTACAACATATTAATTTTGATGACTTAGACCATACATGGAATTATCTTTCTATAACTAATTCATGGGCAAATTGGAATTCCGGCAATTATGGAACCGGTTATTTTTATCCATTAATAGATTATGGTAATGTAAGATTTCCAAACCATTGGCATGAGCAGTCATTAAGACCGGCTATATATGTAAAGGAATACATAGATAGAATATTCAATATGGTAGGTTATACTTACGATTGCTCTTTTTTTGATACAGATTTTTTCAAGAGATTAATTATACCAAATAACCAAGAGGTACTAAGAACAATATCTTCAAGATTATTATATTTATATACTAATTTTAATCAATCTTCAAGTGTAAGCACAACACAGCCGGTATTATGGTATAATGGTACATTTACAGATTTCAATAGTATAGGTGCCGGTCAATATCAATATTCCGGTATTAATCCTATATTCAATGGTATGGTTTCTTTGAACCTAAATATAGAAGCAGATTTATATGTTAATTGCTATTACGATTTATGGCTTTATAAAAATGGTTCTCCATATAAATACATTGATAGGATTAACTTTTCCGGAAGTGCTCAGAATACTAACTTAGTTAAAACATATTATACAACAAGTAAATTATTATGGATAGATATTAATCCATCAGAAATAATTACTATTGTTTATAATTTAGTAAATGTAAGTGGTAATCCTACTTATATTTCTTTCAGTAATCAATGGGGAGATAGTATTTGGCAATTTAATAGTTCAGCATCTTCACTATCAAAAGCAATATTTAATGTAGATGTTATTGCCATGAGTGGTGCAGTACCACAAAATATAAAGATAACTGATTTTATCACTTCACTATTAAAGATGTTTAATCTATATGTTGTAGAAGATAAGTTTACTCCTAAAAAACTAATCATTACTCCGTATATAGATTTCTATCAAAATATATTAGATGCAATAGATTGGTCTGATAAATTAGACAGAAGAGCAGAGATTAGATTAAAACCAATGGGAGAATTGAATGCGAGAGTATTTAATTTTAAATATAAAGATGATAGCAGTTATTGGAATGGAGTATATAAAGATAAATATGCAGAGAATTATATGGACTTCTCTTATGATAGTTTATATGAGTATGCAAAAGAGAAAGAAGATTTAGAGGTTATATTTTCAAGTACAATTAACTATGCACAAAATGGAGAAGATAAAATAGTTCCATATTTTGCAAACTACGAACCGGTTAATGGTACGAAAGTAGAGAGCAGTACAAATATAAGAATACTACAATCTAAAATGTTACTATGTAATAATTGGAATTTGAAAAAAGCAAGTGGTGGCAATATAGCAAATAATATTACAGAGTATGGTTATAGTGGTATGTGGGATGATCCTAATACTCCTACTAATGGTCAATACTTTGAGAGCTTAGGCTTCGCAAGTCCAAAGGAAGTATATTATGCATTAACAGATACAAGTCCTAATATGGGTTTATTCAATATATTTTGGAGTAGATACTTTGCAGAGATAACTAATCCTAATAGTATTATCATGACTGCATTTTTTAATCTTAATACATTAGATGTAAGCACATTAGATTTCTCAAAGAATATAATCATAGATGGTTCTGTATGGAGAATTAATAAGATTGATAGTTTCAATCCAATAGGAAATCAAACAACAAAAGTAGAATTATTAAAAGTCATTGATACAATTTATTAAACATGGGTCAAGAAGTATTAGGGTATAAGATATCCGTAGATGGAGAACAAGCAAGAGGTTCGGTAGGTACCTTTAAAAAAGAATTAAGAGAGGCAACGCAGAATTTGATTGCTATGAATGAGAAGTTCGGAGAGGCTTCTGTTCAAGCAAGGAATGCTGCTAAGAGAGTTGCTGAATTAAAAGACAGAATAGGAGATGCCAAGTCAATGGCTGAGGCATTTAATCCGGATGCAAGATTTAAAGCAGTATCTCAATCGGTGCAAGGTATTGCCGGTGCATTTGCTTCTGTTCAAGGTGCAATGGGTTTGATGGGTGTAGAAAGTAAGAACCTACAAGAACAATTACTTAGAGTACAATCTGCATTGGCATTCTCAGAGGGATTAAATACCTTTTTAGATAGTGGTATTCAAGGTTTCAAAAACTTAAAAGCAGTAGCATCTGATTTCGCTACTAATTTAATGAAGAATTTTGGAACCGGTGGTATTGCAGTATTAGTAGGTGGATTAGCAGTTGCAGTAGTACAATTATATGAAGCACTAAAAAAGGAAAGTGAAATAGATAGATTAATAAATGAAGAGGGTATTAAATCTAAGAAGATTAAAGATGACCTAATACAATCTACTTCACAAGAGATAGCAAAGGCAAAGATGCTATACATAGCCGCTTCTGATGTAAATGTTTCTCAAAGAAAAAGGAAAGAGGCAGTAGAGGAATTGCAAAAACTATATCCGGCATATTTTGGTAATATAAAAGAAGAAGAGTTTTTAACCGGAAAGGCAAAGGTAGGATATGATGCATTAACTAATTCTTTGATTAAGAGCATTGAGGTTAAAGCAAAGGAAAAAGATTTAATTGAAACCATTTCTAAAAGAGTAGAATTAGAACAACAATTACAAGATTTAAGTAAGCAAGAAGAGGGTACATTTAAGTATGTAGACCAAGCATTAATAGACAAAACAAAAAGAGAATTAGATTTCTATAAAAAGAAAGAGGAAAGTTTATTAAAGTTAAATAAGATTGAAACAGAATCGGCTCAATCATCTTATGGTACAATAGGTACCGGACAGACCGGCAAGTTCTCACTATCTGAAAAAGAGAAAGCAGAAGGGGAAAAGAGAAAGCAAATCATGGATGAGGTAAATAAAATTATCTCAGAAGAAAACATGAATGCAAGACAAAAAGAATTGAAAGATTTAGAGATTAAATTCAAAGAGGAAAGTAAACTATTTAAAGTAGGTTCTGCTGATAGAATTAAATTAGAGGAAGCATATAGAATACAGAAAAAAGAGATAAATGATAAATATGATAAAGATGATAAGGAGAAAGCAGACAAGATATTAAGAGAGATAATGGATGGAGAAGAGGCTAAATTAAATTCAGTAATAGATAATACAAGTATGCTATTCTCTGTAAGGAAAGATGCCATCAATGCTGAACAACAATTATTAGATGATGCCTATAAAAATAAGTTAATATCAGAAAAAGAATATACTGAAAAGTCAAATGCATTATCTGATAAAAGAAAGCAAATAGCAAAATCAGAAAAAGATGTTAAGATACAAAGTTGGAATGAGATTAGTGGTGCAATGGGTATGTTAGCCGGTGCTATGGATGCAGATAGTGATTTACAAAAAGGATTTGCATTAACACAATTAGGTATTGATACCGGTATTGCTATATCCGGATTGACTGCTTCTACATCAGCCGCTTCTGCTGATAATGTGGCAACCGGAGGTATAGCCGGTTTCGCTAAGTATGCAGTAGGTATAGCGAAGATATTGGCTAATATAGCACAAGCAAGAAGATTAATCATGGGTGCTAATAAGAGTGGTGGAGAGGGTGCAAGTGGAGGCTCAGCACCGGTTAATCCTATGATACCGGTACAACAAACTATTACACAATTAAACGCAAATAGTATCAATGCTATGGGTAATCAAGCAATTAAGGCTTATGTAGTAGAAAGTGATATTACCGGTTCTCAGAATAGAGTACAAAGAATATTAAACTCTTCTCGCTTTAAATAGCACATTATTAACTTTTAACTATTTATACTTATGAATACATTTGATGGAAAACCACTTTACTATTTAGATATAGAAGCTGACTTTAATGATGAGTCAGAAGTTGACTTTATTGCATTAGTAGATAAGCCGGCAATACAAAAGAACTTTTTAAAGTTTGGAATGACAGATGCTCCAATATGGAAGCAATCATTTAACGAAGAAGAGCAAATTGTTTCCGGTCCGTTAATGTTAGCAGATACTCCTATTTACAGATTTGATGAATTTGGAGAATACTATGTAATGTTTAATGCAGATAGTATTCAAAAGATAGTACAAAAATACTTTAAGAAAGGTTATCAATCTAATGTTAATCTTATGCACGACCCTACAAGACAAGTTGATGGGGTTACTTTATTTGAAAGTTTCCTTACTTCTAAGAAAAGAGGCATACAACCTATGCAAGGATTTGAAGATGCACCCGAAGGAAGTTGGTTTGGAAGTTTTAAAATAGATAATCCGGAAGTATGGTCTATGGTTAAAAGTGGAGATTTTAAAGGTTTTAGTGTTGAAGGTATTTTTAACTATAAAAGAACAGAAGATGCCGGTAATACTACTCCTATTACCAAAGATGAGCAAATTATGAAAGATATTTTAGATTGGCTCAAAGAAATTGAGTTATAAATTGCACTAATTATTTATTTACCTATTTAAACTAAATTAAAGTATGAACCCGACAGAATTTGTAAACAAAGTAAAGTCGCTTTTCAATGAAGAAATCCCTTCTACTCCAAGTGTAGATGCTTTTGCTGAGTATGTTTTAGCAGATGGCACTAAAATCTCTTGCGATAAGTTAGAAGTGGGTGGCAAAGTTGTATTAGCTGATGGCACTCCGGCTCCAATGGGAGAGCACATTCTTGCCGATGGTACTTCAATGCAATTAGATGAAAATGGAATTATCATTGAACTTGCATCTCCAAAAGAAGATACCATGCCGGAAGAAGAAATGGTTAAAGAAGACCAAAAAGTTTCTGAGATGGAAGCTAAATTACAATCTATTGAAGAAAAGATTGCAATGGCTGAAATTGAATTAAAAAAAGTTGAAGAGTTAGCATCTGCTAAGTTTTCTAAATTTCAAACTGCAATTACTGATTTAGCATCTGCTATTGAGGGTATTGCAAACGCACCTACTTCTAATCCAATTGAAGCACCAAAAGATAAGTTTCAATTAGTAGAAAGTAAAGAAAGTAAAATAAACAAATATCTAAATTTCACAAAATCAATTAACTAATAAAAATTAAATAACATGGCATTTGATGTATCTGCTTTATCAAACTACACAAAAGAAAACGAAAAATTACTCGTTACAAGTGCAGTATTAGGAAACAAAACCGCTTCTTTAATTAAAGAAAAAGGTAATGTAATGGTCTCAGTAAAATCTTCTGAGCAAATCAACATCATGGACACTGACGCAACATTCCAAGATGGTTCTACTTGTGGTTTCAATGCAAGTGGCACAACTACTTTCACTCAACGCCCGGTAACTGTTGGTAAAATCAAAGTTAACGAAGCATTATGTATGAAAGATTTAGAAAGCAAATATTTGCAAAAAGCATTACCGGAAGGTTCTCACTATACTGAGATGGTATTCGCTGAGCAATATTCTGCTAAGAAAGCTAATTTAATTGCTAAACAATTAGAAACTGGTTTATGGCAAGGTGACACTGCAAGTGGTAGTGGTAACATAAACAAATTTGATGGTTTAATCAAATTAATCGGTGCTGATGGTACAGTGGTAAACTCTAACTTATCAACATATATTACGGGTGCTCCAATCAATGTTGCTACCGGTATTGTTGCTACAAATGTAATCGCTATCTTAGATGGTATCTACAAGGCTATTCCGGCACAAGTTGTAGCGGCTGATGACATGAAAATTTTTGTAGGAATGGATGTATTCCGTACTTACACTATCGCATTGAAAAATGCTAACATGTATCATTATGCTACTGATGTTAAATCTGATAGTGCTTTCTACCTACCGGGTACAACTATTGAAGTTGTTGCTTTACAAGGTTTAAATGGTACTAACAAAATCTATGCGATGAGAACATCTAACTTGTTCTTAGGTACTGACTTATTGAACGAAGAAGAGAAATTTGAAATCTTCTACGCAAGAGAAGCTGACCAAGTGCGTTTCGTATCTGAATTTAAAATGGGTATTAACTACGCATTTGGTTCAGAAGTAGTGAAATTCGTTTTAGTATAGTATTAATATTTATGGGGTTGTTAACTCAGCCCCATTCACTTTCTTTTAATTTTTAAATTTATTTTATGGCTTGCCCTTTAACAAGTGGATATATATTGGATTGTAAAGAGTCATTAGGTGGCTTGAAATCAATCCGTTTAGTAGAGTGGGATAATATGGACACAACTACGGTTGTTGCCGGAGTATCTACTATTACGATGGATGCCGGTAAAAAGTTTTGGAAGTATGAATTAGTTTCTCAAACTTCTTCATGGACTGAAACTATTACTGCAAATGTACAAAATGGTACAATCTACTACCAACAAGAAGTTACAATGGTGCTTAACAAAATGAAAGCATCAACTCGTAACGAGATTTTATTAATTGCAAAAAACAGATTAGCACTTATCGTTGAAGATATGAATGGTACTTATTGGTTAATTGGTCGTGTTAATGCGGCTGATATTACTGCCGGTAACGGAACAAGTGGTACTGCTAATGGAGATAGAAATGGTTATACATTGACCTTTACTGCTATGGAAGCTGAACCGGCTCCAACAGTTCTAAGTGCAAATGTAGCTACTATCACAAACTAAGGTTGT